GTGATAGTGTGCGATTTTCATGGTGCATTCCTCTGTGGTGTCATAGAGTGCTTGCCAAGAAATATCAGCGATAATGTCCTGATTACGCCCACCCGCTACTCGCTGTGCGTCCGTGAACTTCACTTTGGGGAAATCAAAGATGTATGTTCCGCCAGGTGTGCTTTCTTCGCCTGAAATGCCGATGGATAGTGATGTAACGGTTTGGTTTAGGAACTTGTCATAAGCCGTAGCCGTCTCAAAATACATTTGCATTGAGCCAGTAACCTCAAAGTCGCCCTCGTTGAAGTCTGAAGGGCCGAGAGTGCCGAGCAGATACTTTTTGCGTAGGTTATTTGACGCTTGGAACTGGAAAGATGTCGTGGTGATATCCGCCGTGTTTTCTCGGACAAACTGGACACCATCGGTAGCCGTCATAGCAGGGTTTGTGCCAGCGGTGTAGAGCAATGCTTCCTCGCTAGAAGCGGATGTTTCGGTCAATCCGAGAACATCAAAGTTAGCCTTTACTGTATCTGTTCCAGAGGCATCAATGGACATTCCGTTAATCACGCAACCCGTCAAGAATGCCACCTCTGTTCCCAAGTCGGTGTATTCCCGTTGGAAAGTCATTGAGTCTAGGGTAGAGCCGTTCTTTACTTGGGGAAGCATTTTAATGGTGATGGTTACGGGAGTTTCATCCGCTCCCACGGCCTCCTCCACCGTAAATGTTGTGGTGTCTGGAACGGTAGCGACTTTGTGGAAGCCGTTACTCGCGGCGTTTGCCGCGCCCGTGATGTAGAGCCATTGACCCACAACGGGCTGTGCTGGCCAATCTCCAGCCGATTGGCGGTCAAAGGTTTTTGTTGCGCTTACGATATTTACGCTTCCGAATGTGGCTACCGTTACCAAACTATTGCTTCCGCTCCAAACATCGCCAGACATCAGCGAGTGGCCGACAAGCCTGTTTATGCCAAACCCGTAGCGAGAGTAAAGGTTGCAGTTCACGCTACCCGATACGCCTTGGTCTGTCTTGTTCAGCCCCCGAATATCACGGCGAGAATGAATCTCGTCCGATGAAGCATTGGTCAGGTCGCTTTTAAGGCTCTCGGAAAGGATACGGAGTTCTTCGTAAACCGTCCCCGTGCGCTTTACGCCAAAAGTGGTTTCCTCTGCAAAGGAGAGTCGAATTCTGTTTGAGTCAGCCATGATTATTGAATGAGCGCGATTCGCAGGGTTAAGTCCTCGTCAGCGTCATAGAGGGCTTGCCAAGAAAAGTCGGCAATGATGTCTTGGTTTCGACCGCCAGCCATCCGCTGACCGTCTGTGAATTTGACCTTCGGGAAGTCGTAGAGAAACCCGTCTCCGCCGTAATCGCCTTGGTCGTCTGAAAAGCAGATGGCAAGCGAAACCTCGTCTTGGTCGAGAAACTTATCGTATTCCGTTGAGTCAGCGAAATACATTTGCATCGATCCCGTTACCTCAAAATCGCCAAAATTGAAGTCGGTCGAGCCGAGCGTTCCCAGCACTTTCTTTTGCCTAAAGTTATTGGCTACTTGAAACTGAAAGGAGAGAACCGTTACATCAGCCGCATCAAGCCGAACAAACTTAACACCTTCCGTAGTCGTAAATACGGGGGTTGGGTCAAGTGCGCCGCCAACGGTTTCTGGTGTTGATTCTGATGTCTCCGTCAAGCCGATAAGGTCATAACTGATTTTGACCGTATCTGTTCCAGAAGCATCGATGGAGTATCCACCCCAAGTAAGCCCCTTGAACATGACTGACTCGTTGCTCAAGTCCGTGTATTCCCGTTGGAGGGCAAAGGAGGATACTGTGTCGCCGTTTACGACTTGGGCAAACATAACGATGGTGAGGTCTACACCTACTTCGGTGGCTAGAAGATCGGTTTCCACCGTGATTGTGTCCGTTGTACTCACGGCGGCCACCTTGTGAAAGCCGTTGCTTGCGGCGTTAGCCGCACCTGTGATATAAATCCATTGACCTACAACAGCGGCGACATCGAACGGCGTGCTGTGTGGGGTAGTGCTTATAATATTAGTGCTACCGTAGATGGTCGTCGTCAGGTTTGTGCATATCGTTGTCGGAGTGCTAGCACTCCATAACGCTGTGCCTATCACTCTCGGCACAAGGCCATGATGCTCTCCCAAGTAGCGAAAATCAGCGTTGATTGACCCCGATACGCCCTTGTCCGTCAAGTGTAAGCCTGGCACATCCCTAGATGAGCGCATGGTGTCCGATGAGGCAAGCGTTAAGTCGCTCTTAAGGCTCTCAGAGAGAATCCCTAGTTCGAACCAAGCCGTTGTCCCGCCGTCCCCAAGGACGGTCTCATAATTGACCGAGAAGCGTGTCTTGTTGGAGTCAGCCATGATTAAACATCATCAGAACGGGCGATTCGCATAGTGATGCCTTCATCAGCATCGTAAAGTGCTTGCCAAGAGATATCAGCGATAATGTCTTGGTTTCTGCCACCTGCCACTCGCTGGGCATCCGTGAACTTCACCATCGGGAAGTCAAAGATAAACGCATGGCCTTTGGTGCTTGTGCCATCTGAAATACAGATAGACAAGGAGGTTTCTGTCTGGTTCAGGAACTTATCGTAAGCCGTTGAATCTTCAAAGTAGGCTTGCATTGAGCCAGTTACCTCAAAATCACCTTCATTAAAATCAAGTGCGCCAAGAGTGCCTAGCGCATATTTCTTGCGTAGGTTGTTGCCGACTTGGAACTGAAAGGAGGTGCAGGCGTAATCAGCCGCATTCTCTCGCACCCAAACAACACCTTCCGATGTCGTCATTGTTGGGTAAGTGACGGGGTCAGCATCGGTGTCGATAGCGTCAAGGCTTGCATCCGTGAGGGTGCTTTCTGAAAGCCCTGTGATGTCGAGGTTGAACTTGACCGTATCCGTGCCGCTTGCATCAAGGGAGAAGCCGCTAATGGCTTGACCGAGAAACCGTGCGTTAGCGTCAGCAATATCCGTGTATTGGCGTTGGATAACACAACTG